GTTTCCCAGTCACGATCGAGGGCGAAGATGATAAGTAAACAAGATTTAAGTTTACTAGAAAGAGCTTTGCCTCAGATGCCGGATAAAGAGAAGCGCAAAAATCTGGCTTTACTCCAGCAATACCAGAAAGAGATGAAGAAAGAGATAGGAATAGAATCGTTCTTAGATTTCATTAAGCACGTTTATCCTGGGTATATTATAGGAGCACATCACAGACACTTAGCAGAAATCTTTCAAGACATTGCTAATGGAATTAAAAAAAGAGTCGTAGTAAACATTGCACCAAGACACGGTAAAAGTGAGATGATAAGTTATCTTGCGCCAGCTTGGTTTTTAGGGAAGTATCCAGGTAAAAAAGTAATCATGGCTTCTCACACTGCTGACTTAGCAGTTAACTTTGGACGACGTGTGAGAAACTTAGTAGGTTCCTTACCTTATAAGGAGATATTTCCAAATGTTGAACTTCAAGCAGACAGTAAATCGGCTTCTCGCTGGGGCACTAACTATAACGGTGAGTATTTCGCTATTGGCGTGGGGGGTGCTTTGGCAGGTAGGGGTGCTGATTTATTCATTATTGACGATCCTCATTCAGAGCAGGATGCTAAACAAAATAGGTCGGATGTTTTCTTACCGGCGTGGGAATGGTTTCAATCTGGTCCTATTCAGCGGCTTATGCCTGGTGGTGCTATTATTGTTGTCATGACAAGATGGTCTAAATTAGACCTTACTGGCCAGATAATGAACCAAATGACTAAGAATGATGAGGCAGACCCCTGGGAAATAGTGGAATTTCCTGCAATATTAACAGATAATAAAGGTATAGAACGCGCATTATGGCCAGAATTTTGGGAATTAGAGGAATTACAACAGAAACGTAGTGTATTAGACGTAAGATATTGGAATGCGCAGTACTTACAGAACCCAACTTCGGAAGAAGGGGCACTTATTAAGCGAGAATGGTGGAATATATGGGAAGAAGAAGACCCTCCTGCTTGTGAATTTACTATAATGACACTCGATGCAGCACAAGAGTCACATACAAGAGCCGATTACAACGCATTAACAACATGGGGCGTATTTTTTAACGAAGAAACAAATAACTACGCTATAATACTGTTAAATGCTATAAAGAAAAGGCTAGAGTTTCCAGAACTTAAGCAGTTATGTATTGAAGAGTACCAAGACTGGGAGCCGGATGCTTTTATTGTAGAGAAAAAATCGAATGGTGCAGCACTTTACCAAGAATTTAGAAGAATGGGTATTCCAGTGGGTGAGTTCACTCCGGGGAAAGGCCAAGACAAAATAAGTCGGGTAAATGCAGTATCTGATTTGTTTAGCGGGGGTGTAGTATGGGCTCCCGATAGACGATGGGCACACGAACTAATAGAAGAATGTAATGATTTCCCTGCCGGAGCTAATGATGACTTGGTGGATGCTACAACTTTAGCATTAGCTAGATTTAGACAAGGTGGATTTATAAGATTACCTTTAGACGAAGAAGATGAAATAGAAATGTTTAAAGGTCGCGGACAAAAGAGGTTATATGCACTATGAAAAAACTAAAACGAAAACTAAAAGCTATTCAAGACTATTTGTATGTGGTATGGTACAGAATTACCCGAAAAGTAGAAGAAGTCATTGATAAAATGAGGAGTAAATAAAAATGGCTGATGTAGATAAAGGTTTATATGCAGCACCCGTTGGAATAGAAGAAGCAGCAATTGATGAACAAGCTATTGAAATAGAAATAGAAGACCCTGAAAAAGTTACTATTGGTATAGGGGACGCTGAAATAGTTATTGACCCTGATGCAATGGCAGATGAGGAGTTTAATAAAAATTTAGCTGAAGAACTTTCTGATAAATACATGGCTGAACTTTCTTCTGAATTACTAGAAGATTTTACTAATGACCTTAACTCAAGAAAAGACTGGTTAGAAACTTATGTTGATGGCTTAGAATTATTAGGCCTTAAAATTGAAGAACGATCTGAACCATGGGAAGGCGCATGCGCTGTCTATCACCCACTACTCTCCGAAGCACTTGTTAAATTCCAAGCTGAAACAATGATGGAAACTTTTCCAGCTGCAGGCCCTGTGAAAACTTCTATTATTGGTAAAGAAACTGATGAGTGTATTGAAGCTGCTCAACGTGTACAAGAAAACATGAACTATCAACTGATGGATTGTATGCCAGAGTACCGACCTGAACATGAAAGAATGTTATGGGGTTTAGGTTTAGCAGGTAACGCATTTAAAAAAGTTTATTATGATCCAGCGTTAGAACGCCAAGTATCTATATTTGTTCCAGCTGAAGATATGGTAGTACCTTACGGTGCATCTAACTTAGAAACAGCTGAACGTATAACTCATGTTATGCGTAAAACAGAACAAGAACTTCACACCTTACAACACCTTGGTTTTTATCGAGATGTAGAACTAGGCGAGCCTGACTATGACCTAGATGAAGTAGAGAAAAAAATTGCAGAGCAAATGGGTTTTGATGCTACTAATGATGATCGTTATAAAATATTAGAGATGAACGTCAACCTTGATTTAGAAGGTTACGAAGACGAAGATAAAGATGGCAAAACTGGAATAGCATTACCTTATATAGTTACGATCGATAAGGGCACACAAGAAGTATTAGCTATTCGTCGTAATTGGAAACAAGAAGATAGTCAACAAAAACGCCGTGAACATTTTGTTCATTATGGCTATATTCCAGGATTTGGTTTTTATTGTTTTGGTTTGATTCATTTGATTGGAGGCTTTTCCAAATCAGGAACAATGTTATTAAGACAATTAGTTGACGCAGGTACATTATCAAATCTTCCAGGCGGTTTTAAATCTAGAGGCTTACGTATTAAAGGTGATGATACACCAATTGGTCCAGCAGAGTGGAGAGATGTAGACGCGCCGGCTGGCACACTGCGTGATAACTTATTACCACTTCCGTATAAAGAACCAAGTCAAGTGCTTGCTGCTTTGATGGATAAAATTATTGATGAAGGTAGACGCTTTGCTTCTGCTGCAGATATGAAAGTATCGGATATGTCAGCTAATTCTCCTGTAGGTTCTACACTTGCTATACTCGAACGAACACTTAAAGTAATGTCAGCAGTTAATGCTCGTATCTATTACTCAATGAAAAAAGAGTTTGATTTACTTAAAATTTTAATACGGGATTATACAGACCCTAATTATGTATACGACCCTGCAACAGGAACACCTGGTGCTAAACAAGAAGACTACAATAAAGTCCAACTTATTCCTGTAGCTGATCCAAATGCTGCAACCATGGCACAGAAAGTTGTACAGTATCAAGCAGTTATGCAAATGGCACAACAAAACCCTGATATTTATGACTTAAAAGAACTTAATAAACAAATGCTTGAAGTATTAGGCGTTAAAAATATTGGCAAACTTATTCCTACTGACGACGATGCTAAACCTTTAGACCCAGTTTCTGAAAATATGAACATGTTAAATGGAACTCCTGTTAAAGCATTTTTATTTCAAGACCACAAAGCTCATCTTGAAGTACACCGAACATTCAGAGATGACCCGCTAGTGCGTGAAATGGTAGGACAAAATCCAAAAGCTCCTCAAATGCAGGCAGCGATGGAAGCTCATTTAGCAGAACATTTAGCTTTCCAATACCGACTAGAAATTGAAAAACAATTAGGTGTTCCACTTCCAGAAGAAGGCGAAGTAATGCCAGAAAATATTCAGAATCAAGTAGCTAGACTTTCAGCTGACGCAGCACAAAAATTGTTACAACAAAATCAAGCTGACGCATCTCAAAGACAAGCACAAAAATTACAAGAAGATCCATTGATTCAAATGCAACAAGAAGAACTAAGAATGAAAGTTCAAAAAACACAAGCTGACATTGAACTTGATAAAGCTAAATTAATGTTAGAGCAAGAAAAATTATCAACTAATGTTCAACGAGATATGATTTTAGAAAAAGCTAGAATTGAATCTAACGAACAAATTGCAGGAGCTCAACTAGGAGCTAAAGCAGTTACTGATGATAAACAAATTAAAGCAAAAGAATTACTTGAAGGAGCTAAAATGGGCGTTGATGTTGTCCAAAAAAATAAAGACATAGACCTTCGAGAAAAGGAATCTAGGTTACGTAATGAAACTCAAGCACACGTGCAAAAGTTAAAAGACGAAACTCAGGTAAAAGAAACTAAACTTAAGGATGAAACTCAACTAAACAAAAAGGAATAAAAAATGGCAGAGAAAGAAACGCTTATGCTTCTATCAACCCAAATAGAAGAAAGACGCAAAACATTGTTAGAAGCTATGGGTAGGGGAACTGATAAGTTTGAAGCTTATCTATCAGCAGTTGGAGAAGCAAAAGGATATATGATTGTCCAAAATCTTATTGCAGAGATGCTTGCTGTTCACCAAAAACAAGATGAAGATTTTGAGTCTACGTCTACAGACAGTGTGGTTAAAATAGATTCAAAAAGGGGTAAAAAATGAGTATAGCTACCCCGGACAAAACGATAGTCTCCAGTTCTGGAGCACCTATTCAAAAACCTAAAAACACAACTACCACTGAAGGTAAAAAAGTAAGTGAGGATGAAGCATTAGCTAAACTTACTACACAACTACCTGATGTTAAAGGCTATCGTATTTTATGTATGGTGCCTGAAGCAGAAGATACTTATGATGGTAGTATTCTTAAATCAGAATCTGTAAAACAAATACAAGAGCATTCAACTGTAGTTTTATTTGTTATGCAGTTAGGAGATTTAGCTTACAAAGATAAAGAAAGGTTTCCAGAAGGTCCGTGGTGTAAAGAAGGTGACTTCGTTATTACCCGTGCTTATGCAGGGACAAGAATTAAAATTCACGGAAAAGAATTCCGCATTATTAACGACGATACCGTAGAAGCAGTGGTCGATGACCCACGCGGCTACGAACGCGCATAGGAGAATAACATGGCTGAAATTATAAATGAAGTGCCTGACGAAGAAGTACAACCAATGGAAGGCGAAGAATTAGAAGTAGATTTAGATGAGGGCAAAAAAGAAGCAGAAGCTAAGCCTGAAAAATCTACAGCAGATGTTGAACGAGTAGAGCAGAAACCTAACGTTCCTCCTAAACAAGAAGAACTTTTTGAAGTAGAAGAAGTAGACGACACTCCTCCTGAAGATCAAAATAAAGATCCTTTACCTGAAGAGATGGTTGAGAAACTAGAAACTGATACTTTAGAAGATTATTCTGAGCGTGTTAAGCAAAGAATGGCACAACTTAAAAAAGTGTGGCATGATGAACGTAGAGCTAAAGAACAAGCAGCTCGCGAAAAAGAAGAAGCTGTTAATTATGCACAAAAAGTATTAGGAGAAAATCAACAACTTAGAACTACATTAAGTTCTGGGGAAGAAGATTATTTAAAGACATTACAAGAAAAGTATACTTCAGATTTATTAGTAGCTAAACGAGATTATCGTGAAGCTTATGATTCTGGAGATACTGAAAAAATTATTGAAGCTCAAGCAGCAATGAATGATGCTCAATATAAAGTTTCTTCTGCACAAAATATTAAACCTCAATATAAATATGATAGACAAGAGGATCAAAATAGTGTACAAAGTAACTTAGAAAGCTTACAACCAAAAGCTCCAGCCCCTGATTCTCGTGCCACAGAATGGCAGGAAAAAAATCAGTGGTTTGGTAAAGACGAAGAAATGACATCTTTAGCTTTAGGAGTGCATGAAAAATTAGTTAGAAGTGGGATAGATCCTACATCTCGATCGTGACTGGGAAAC